TGGCAGATGAAAAATACACAGGCTATGAGCCACAGTGGGATACTGAACGAGCACTTGCCATGAGCGATGCAGACTTTGATCATCACTTGCGTACAAGTTTTTATTACTATAATTACCACTATGCCAGCAAGGATCTCAAACCAGACTTGATCAAGTGGTTACAAGAACAAAAACTGTTTGCTGTTAGCAAAACAGAACTTGGTAAGGTTATCAAAAGTCGTTGGGTTCCAATGACAGCTTGTAGTATTATTGCCGCACACAATCAAGGCATGCCACTGCGTGGTAGGATTCCTGCGTATCTTGAAACAATGGTACGAGATGTTTGCGAAAAATATGACTACTACAACGAAGGCGATGACGGTGAACCTGCCACGCAAGACGCCAAGCCTGCGATTAAAGTTCCTACCATTCAAGACCGCTTGAATGAAAAGATGTCGGCTACTCTTGGCGAACTAGAAGGGCATTTTGATGATGTGGTAACTGATGTTAAGAATGACTTCAGGCCCTACGACTTTTTAGTTTCGCAAAATGTGCCACAAGCACAACTTGGCAAGGTTGAAACGGCATTTGACAAGACCCGTGCAGAGTTTGAAGCGGCACAAGCCAAGCAGGATGATCAATTGATTGAAGCCTACAAGCATCTTAAGGCCGCTGACTATAAACGCATCTATGCCTGGCTAGACGAACTGCAACAAGCAGTTGAACAGTACCGTGGTGTTAAGAAAGCCACTAAGAAACTGCGAGTCAAGAAAAGCCCAAGTAAAGAAAAATTAGTTGCCAAGCTCAAATATGCCAAAGAGAGCAAAGAACTCAAACTGGTTAGCATCAACCCTGTGGACATTGTTGGAGCCGCAGAGCTTTGGGTTTTCAATACAAAAACACGCAAGTTGGGCAAGTATGTACCAGGTGCCTACACAGACGGCATAAGTGTGAAAGGCACAACTATTTTGGATTTTGATGAAACCAAGAGTGTGCAAAAAACGCTGAGAAAACCAGAACAGCAATTGATTGAGTTCATGAAATCTGGCAAAGTTCAACTGCGATCATTCCTTACAAACATCAAGGCCACTGAAACCAAACTAAACGGGCGTATCAATGCTGATGTGCTATTGCTAAAAGTCCAATAACAACGGCAGTTCAAAATCCTCGTGTGCTAAATACAACACACGGGGATTTTTATGGCCACACTCAAAACAGGACTCAACGGCAGGCAAGCTCTCTTACCCGACAGCTTGGGCGGCCCGGGTCCTATTGCCTACGATGAGAACGCAGTCACTTCAACGCAGCTCAAGCGTAAGGAAGTTGAAGATTACATTAGGTTTCGTTTAGGCGACGGTATGGTGGATGTTGAGTTAGATCCTGCTCATTACAAAATAGCAATTGATAAAGCATTGTTACGCTATCGTCAGCGAGCACAAAATGCAGAAGAAGAAAGTTTTGCTTTTTTAGAGTTGCTACCAGAAACACAAGAATATATATTGCCCACAGAAATACAAACAGTGCGTCAAGTGTTCCGCAGAGGCATTGGCTCAGTAACCGGCACCACTGCAAGTCAGTTTGAACCTTTTGCATCGGGTTATCTTAATACCTATATGTTGGTAGCAGGCCGTGTAGGCGGGTTGACCAACTATGAATTGTTTAGCCAATACCAAGAACTGGCCATGCGCATGTTTGGCGGCCACATGAATTTCACCTGGAATCCAGTTACCAAGAAGTTGACTCTAGTGCGCAAAATACCCAACACCGGGCACAACTATCGCCGCATGAAAACTCTAAGCGCCAGCGGCACAGCAGTAGGCAGTACAATCACTTTTGAAATGCAAGACCCGTGGGACATCGTAACTGTGGGCAGCACAATCAGTATTATCAACTGTCCAATAGTTGGATACAATAATACCTACGAGGTGTTGACAGCAGACAATGGCAACACATTGTTTACTATCGAAAGCAAAGAAATACTTGGTGCTACGACTGTAACTGGATATGAATTAAATAAGACCAATATCTATGCTCCTGGTAACGAAGACCCTGCGGAAACTGTGTTGCTTTGGATCTACAACAAAAAACCAGAAAGCATGATATTGAACGATGATAGAATTTATCCGTGGATCGCGGATTATGCCTTGGCAACTGCCAAAGACATGTTAGGACAGGCAAGAGAAAAGTTTGCACAAATTGCTGGCCCACAAGGCGGCACACAACTGAACGGAGCTTCTCTTAAAACAGAAGCCAAAGCTGATATAGAAGCACTTGAAGAAGAATTAAAGCGTTTCGTTGATGGCAGCCAACCATACACATGGGTAATAGGATAAACATGAAAACCAAAGATATTACAGAAAACTTCAATCCTGAATACAACGACGAAGCAGGAATGGCAGATAACAATTTAGAAACTCTTAAGCGAGCAGTACAGGGTATTGACGAATTGATCAACACAGGCGACAATTTGCCTGAGTGGTGCCAAGAAAAAATTGCCGTGGCAAAGAGCATGTTGGTCGCTGTGTGGAATTACATGAAAAGTGAGAATGAAATTCAAGATCCTGAAATTGCTGAAATGTATGAAGCAATGGAAATTTTTGCAGAAGAGGTTGCCGCAGCAACCAATACCACAGTTGATGCTGTTTGGGAAAACTTTGAAGCTATGAACGACAATCAACTGTTTGAAACAGCAGCATGGCGTCGTAAAGAAGGCAAAAGCAAAAAGGGTGGACTCAACCGCAAAGGTGTGGCAAGTTATCGCAGAGAAAATCCAGGTAGCAAACTGCAAATGGCGGTGACAACCAAACCTAGTAAGCTCAAGAAAGGTAGCAAAGCTGCCAAGCGACGCAAGTCGTTCTGTGCAAGAATGGGCGGAGTGAAAGGACCAATGAAGAAGCCCAATGGTAAACCAACTCGTAAAGCACTGGCACTACGAAAGTGGAATTGCTGACATGAAAATTAAAGAAATAATAAATGAAGTAAGATCCGGTCAAGTGCCGGCTAATTACAAGGAAAGTCATCCTGGATTGCACCTGTTCGGTGACGCTGAACGAGCCAATACAGACTACACTCACTTTCGTTTAGGTTTGGCATTGGCCTGTGCTGATGGCAAAGGCCAAATTGCCAACATGGATCCAAAAACTTTTTACGGCAAGAAACACACAGCGCACCCTTATACCAAAGAAGAAGATAACATGCTGAAACAGAGTTATCGGTTGGTTGGTGCAAACTACAAAGACCTAAACAAAGGCAACATGCGCAGCCTGGAACTTAAAGACACTCATAAACAAAGTCCAGTACCTGCCAAGAAAAAGAACAAATATGGTGTTTGACACTCCGCAAGATTTGTTGTAAACTAACCTCATATTCAGGGGCTTTTTTATGATCATAGGCATTTGCGGTTTAATAGGTGCAGGCAAAGACACAGCAGCAGATTATCTAGTTGGTTTTCACGGATTCCGTCGTGATAGTTTTGCCAACACACTAAAAGATGCTGTGAGTGCGGTATTTGGGTGGGATAGAGAACTTATAGAAGGGCGCACTCCAGAAGCTCGTGCCTGGCGAGAACAAGTAGATACCTGGTGGGCCAATAGACTAAATATACCGCTTTTGACTCCGCGCTGGATTCTACAGTACTGGGGAACAGATGTTCTGCGTAACAATTTCCATGATGATATTTGGATTGCAGCTCTAGAATCCAGACTAGCCAAACGCAGTGATCATACGGTGATCAGCGATGTGCGTTTCCCCAATGAGGTAAAAGCCATACGAGCACAAGGCGGAAAAATTGTGTGGATACAGCGTGGCATTATTCCACATTGGTATAATATTGCATGTAAAGCCAACAAAGGCGAAACAAAAGCGCAGCAATGGTTAGTAGACAACAACATTCATGCCAGTGAAACTAGCTGGGCTGGAACGGATTTTGACATGATCATCGACAACAATGGTAAGATTGAAGACTTGTACTCACAGATCAGAAGTCTGGTACAAGGTCCGCAGCACGCCAGGGAAGCCGCGATCTATAAACCACTTGCTGACAGTTTAGGCATATAGTTTTAAGATTACTTCTATCAGTGTTGCGTTTATTACCGTCAACATGAAAAACTCCAAGCTGTTTCTCTGGAAATTCAGCTTTGAAACCGCACATGTCACAGTGTGATTTTTTTCTATATCCGCTTTTGTACCACTGTGGTGGACTGGGTTTTAATCTTTTGCCTTTTCTTGCACAAGTACCACACACGGCTCTAAAATAAGTTTTACCGTTGCGAATATAGTTTATAGCCACCTGTTGTTGGTGGCAAGCCCCACACATATTGCGTTCGTTCATGCAAGTATTTATACGAGACCTTTATAAAGGCTCCTGTAACCAGGTTCTTTTGCCAAAACCAAATAAATATCTACAACCGTCAATATAAAGGAAAGACGACATGGCAACTTTAACTTCACCAGGCGTTAGCATCACAGTTACAGATGAGAGCCAGTATGTGCCCGCAGGTACCGGTACTATTCCTCTAATTCTAGTAGCAACGCAACAAGACAAAACTAGTCCAGCAACTGGTACAACTGCTGCTGGTACTACCAAGGCAAACGCAGGCAAACTACTAAGCTTCACTAGCCAGCGCGAGCTGATTAACAGTTTAGGATATCCAACATTCCGCACCAGTGCTGGTGCCAGCTTACACGGCGACGAGCGCAACGAATATGGCTTGCAGGCAGCGTATAGTGCATTGGGTATTGGCAGTCAGTGCTTTGTAATTCGTGCAGACATTAATCTTGAGCAACTCACAGCCACCAGTATTCGTCCCAAAGGCGAAGTGTCAAATGGATTCTTGTGGTTGGATCTTGCCAACACAGACTTTGGTGTGTACCAGTGGAGTCAGACCGCCCAATCACACGCCAAAATTACACCAACCATTATTACTGCTGCTAGCGATGTTCAATCAGATGCATTGAATACACCAAAAAGCAGTGTTGGACAAATTGGCACTTATGCTGTTGTAGCACGAAATGTTAACCATCCATTGTTCTACAAAAATGAACAAAACGAATGGGTGCCAGTTGGTACCGACGATTGGCAGAAAGCATGGATAACTGTACAAAGCACCTACAGCACTTATGCTGGCAACGAAGTGTCTGGTACAGGCAGTGTGGCAGTTACTATTAACGGTACTGTGGTGACAATTACTGGCGCAGGTGCGAGTGCCACTGGTGCAGAAGTAACTACCAGTATTAACAGCGCATTTGCAGCCAATTACGGTGATGGCATCCGTGCAGAAATTGACAGCAATGGTCGTTTGGTTCTACGAGCAACTTCTGCTGCAATGAGTGACGGCAGCAATGCTGATGGAAAGATTATTATTGCCGCAGGCGCAGGCGCAACAGCACTTGGGTTGACTGCAGGAACTTACAATGCACCAATACTGTATTTTGGAGCCTACACAGATGTTCCAACTTTTGCCACAGGCGAAGCAACCCCAGCACCAACAGGATCTGTGTGGATCAAGACCAGTTCCACTGGCAGCGGTGCCAGCTGGGCAGTAAAAAAATACAACAGCACAACCGGACGTTTCATTTCGCTTACTGCTCCGTTGTATGAAAATAGACAAGAAGCCACTTTTGGTTTAGATCCATTAAATGGCGGTAGCGGTATTTCCGCCGGCAGTATTTTTGTTCAGCACAGCAGTTTAGATGGCTATCCAGCTACATTCAAAGTGTACGAAAGAACTGGCAGTGGTGCTCTTAAAGTAACAGGTGCTGTTCCAAGCAGCAGTTTCACTATTGGTCACACATTTACTCTAGCAGTAAGTGCAGCAGGGTCTGCTAGCCTGACAGCATATACTTTTAGCGGTAGCTTTGCAGTAGCAGCAACCACAACCGATTCTTTTGTCAGCTTGATTCTTAGCCGTAACATTCCAGATGTGTATGCCGTGAAAGAAACCAGTGGTGCTATTAGTTTATATCATCGCAGTGGCGGTGAAATTGTGTTGATTGACACCACAGCCGGTGCAGGTAATCCAATTACCACAGCTGGTTTTACTACCAGCACCAGCGGTATTGAATTTGAATACAGCGGTACTTACACAGGTGCAATTCGTGCTAGTAAATGGACCGCAGTTGGTGCTGATCTGACCTACAGTGTTGAAACTCCTTATGTGGCTCCAGAAGATGGCACACTTTGGTATTATGGCAATGCCACCGAAGCCGATGTAATGGTTTGCGGCACAGATGGATGGAAAGGATACCGTACAGTAACCAGCGATGCTCGTGGCTACAACCTAAGCGACAGTGATCCGGCTGGTGCAATTTTTTCAGCCACCCAGCCAACTCTGCAAAGCGATGGTACAAGTTTGGTAGCAGGCGATCTCTGGGTTGACACTGCTGATTTAGAAAACTTCCCTAAATTGTATCGTTATGATGGCACCGAATGGAGCATCATAGATAAAACAGACACAATTACACAAAACGGTATCTTGTTTGCTGATGCTCGTTGGGATGCAAGTTTAGATAACAGTGGTAATAGCGTAGGCGGTATTGTTGACCCAGTGAGTGGTGACATTCCAGAAATTGCAACCATGTTGTTGAGCAACTACATTGATCTTGATTGCCCAGACTTTAGGCTGTATCCACGCGGTACACTGCTGTGGAATACTCGTCGCAATGGCATGAATGTAAAACAATTTGTAAATGACAAGTTTAACACTACTGCTTATCCTGACGCAGACGATACTGGTACCAATCAAGCAGGCACTATTCCTGATTATACCAGCACCTGGATAAATGCCAGCGGTGTAGACACCAGCGGTAATCCTTATCACGGACATCGTGCTCAGCGTCAGATGGTAATCAAAGCACTCAAAGCTGCAATTGACAGCAACACTGATATCCGCGAAGATCAATATCAGTTTAATTTGATTGCTTGCCCAGGTTACCCTGAGTTGATAACCAATATGGTAACACTAAATGTAGATCGCAACGAAACAGCGTTCATCATTGGTGACACTCCATTGGATCTGCAGCCAACTAGCACAGCACTAACCACATGGAGCAATACCAATGAAACATCTGGTAGTGTGTATGCTGGCGTATATTATCCTGCAGGACTAAGCAATGACATCAACGGTAATGAAATTGTAGTGCCAGCAAGTCATATGGCTTTGCGCACATTTATCTACAGTGACAATATAGCATTCCAGTGGTTTGCACCTGCAGGAACTCGTCGTGGTTTGGTAGACAACGCCACTGCTGTTGGTTATGTTGATTATACCACAGGCAATTTTATCCGTACCGGTATCACACAAGGACAACGCGATACTTTGTATGGTTTGCGTATTAATCCTATCAGCTTGTTGCCTGGTGCAGGTTTAGTTGTATACGGAAACAAAACACGCAGTCCTATTGCTCAAAGCACAGATCGTGTGAATGTAAGTCGCTTGGTAAACTATATTCGTACAATTCTTACAACTATCAGTAACAGCTACTTGTTTGAACCAAACGACAAGAGCACACGAGATCAAATTAAAACAGCGATCGAAGGTGCTATGAATGACTTAATTTCTAAGCGCGGTATCTACGATTACTTGGTTGTTTGCGATACCAGCAACAACACCAGCGATCGTATTGCAAGAAATGAACTGTATGTTGATATTGCAATCGAGCCAATGAAGAGTGTGGAATTTATCTACATTCCGATTCGCTTGAAGAATCCAGGTGCCATCGAAGGAGGCGGTAGATAATATGGCCAGATAATGGAGTGGGGTCACCTACTCCGTTTTGGTCAACTTTACCCATAAATAATTGTAATAGGAGAATACAAAATGGCTGTTGCATCATTATCTAAATTTACGGTCCCCTTGGTAACAAACCAAAGTGCATCAGCACAGGGTCTGTTGATGCCAAAACTGTCATACAGATTCCGTATCACATTCACCGGCTTTGGTGTTAGTAATCCAAAAACAGAATTGACCAAACAAGTAATGGACTTTACTCGTCCACAAGTTCAGTTTGACGAAATCACTGTTGATGCTTACAACAGCCGGGTAAGATTGCTCGGTAAACCTGCATGGCAAGATCTAACCATCAACCTGCGTGACGACGCCCCAGGCAATGTCAGTCGCTTGGTTGGCGAACAACTACAGAAGCAATTTGATTTCATGGAGCAGTCAAGTGCTGCGGCTGGAATTGACTACAAGTTTATCACTGTGTGCGAAATGCTAGACGGTGGCAACGGTTCTAATCAACCTAATGTGTTGGAGACCTGGGAAATCTATGGTTGCCTGCTCAGCGCGGTAAACTATGGTGAAATGAATTACACCTCCAATGATCCGGTCAAGATTCAATTGACCCTCAAATTTGACAACGCTATCCAGACACAAGGTGTGGCAGGTGTTGGTGCAGCAATTGGCAGAACATTGGGCACAAATATTAACTAACTGGTTGCGCCCAGATGATCCAACTAGCCCGGCTTGACCGGGCTATTTTTTTGGTGATAAATAATTACAACAGGAAATTTTATGCCAAGTTTGTTAGACAATGTATTGAAAGGTTTTGGTGCCAGTAGCACAGTCAAGGACTATGCACACGCCAGTCGTATATTTGTCGATGAATCATTTCTGCGCAGTCCAAAATTTGCGCACATGTTCTATGTGCTGTTTGATTACCTGCCAGCAGGTGACTCTGATATGGGACTGCGTACCGAAACTAAAAAAGGACTGCAACTTGGTGCATTGTGTAAGAGCGTATCACTACCAAGGTATACCATTGACAATCAAGTTTTCAATGCATACAATCGTCCTAACATTGTGCAAAAGAAAATCAAGTATGATCCAGTGTCATTGAAATTTCATGATGACAGTGCTGACATTGTGAGAGAGTTTTGGTATGACTACATGACTTATTTTTATCAAGACAGCTTGCACGACCCAGCACTGTATCCTCAACATCACAAGTACAAGGCAAGAACACAAGATAAGTGGGGATACGGATTAAGACCAATAGAATTTTTTAACCGGGATGTTGATTATCATCCTATCAAGGCCATTCGTATATTCAGTTTTACTCTAGGAAGATTTAGCGAGTACATGTTGATAAACCCAGTGATAACATCGTTCAAGCATGGCGAGCACACTGCCGACGGATCAAATTTACTTGAACATGAAATGACAGTAACATATGAAACGGTTAAGTATTACAAAGGTTTTGTAACAAACGATACTTTTGGTGACAGTTTGTTATTGTTGTATGATAACACAGAAAGTTCGTTAACAGCAGGTGCTACTCGCAGTATCTTCGGGCCCGGCGGATTGATTGGTACTATTGATTCGGCGCTTGCAGATTTGGCAGAAGGCAATGTTGCCGGCGCCTTTGCAAAAATTAATAGAGCTACACAAACCTTCAAAGGGGTTAATTTTGGTGAAATCCTTAAAACAGAAGGAATTGAACAAGTTAGTAAAGCAATCTTAACCGGCCAAAATCCGTTGAGCACTGTGAATGCTCCAGCCATCGGAGATGTTACAAATAACATTGCTGGCGGCTTTCGAAGATTGAATCCGTACTTGTTACTTGCAGGCGGAGGATTAGTTGTTGCTGGTGCTACACAGATTCTTGGGGGCGGTAGTAATAACATTGGGTCAGATACAAGAGTAGGCGTGAATAGACCGGATACCCCAGTTACTGATAACACAGCACCTAATCGAGTTGATTATAGAGCTACTAGTGGTAACGAAGTGGTAGCTACAGGATATCAAACACCAACTAGAACGCCATCGTTTCCGCAATTGAATACTTCATCAACTGCTACAACAACTCAAGGTGGTACAGGCATAAGAGAACTAGCAAATTACAGTGTAGAAGAACTGTCAGAAGAACTTGCTGCACGACAAAGAATAAGTTTGAATACCAGCGAGAATATTGTCGGCGGAGTACGACAAGGAAATCCTAAAACACAACCAATTCCGCCTTCGCCAAATGCAAGAGTGCTCAGTAACAACTTTGTTGTAAAATTTGCTGCTTTACAAAATGAGATAGATGACCTGGTGGTTAATACATCTGAAGACGCTGCGAGACTGAATTTCTTAAATAACAGAATGTCTTCACTGCTGAATAACCCGTTGTATGCTTCTGTGGTAGCAGACGATCCAGATCTCTTGAATGCACGCCAGTCCTACATTTACGCCTTGCAAACTGGATCTCCCCCACTTGGCAATTTGAGAAACACGCTTGGCTTTGGTTATATCACTCAAAACGAATACAACAATGCCTTGGGTAGATTAAAAACAAGAATTCTAAGTAGAGCAGACGATCCTCAATCTCAAGTGATCAATAGATTTGACACATTGCGTGGTAACTTAATTGCCGCAGGTCAGGCCGGAGACACTAATCTAGTATTAGATTTGATAAAACAATTTTTATCTTTTAGCAGAGAAAGTTTGGTGTTACAGGCCTTTGACGGCATCATTGATACAAATGCTTTTGCCAATGCCTACAGTGACTGGTTTACTAAATTCAGTTTAGGTCAAGTTGAACCAGTACCAGATATTAAGAACTTTTGGGTAACCTAATGAAAAATAATTTATCAGATCCAAGACAATTATCTTCGGTGAATCAACCTCTCACCGAAGAAACTTTCTTCAATAATTTATACAATGCCCCTATTGCAGTTACCAGTGACCAAGACAGTGCAATTCAAAGCTATTTTGAAAAATTTACAGATGATGTTAATGCTGCTCGTTTGCTCACCGCTAGTGTAGTTTACACAGCCAGAATACAAAATATCAATCCTATGTCAGTGTTATCTGATCTAAAAAAATTACCGCCGGGGCAATTGGATCTTACTTTAGCTACTTTTTTGAATCTCAATAGAGTGAATACCAGTTTGCTAGGAACAACCAATACTCCTAAAACTGGCTTTTATGTGCAACGAACTATACTGGTATGAGTCGTAATTATGCCCAAGGCAAATTTCAAATACGCAATCCTCAAAAATACATAGGGCCGAGGCAGCCAACTTATCGTAGTGGTTGGGAATTTGCCTTCATGCAGTTTTGCGATAACAATCCTTCTATCTTGCAATGGTCCAGCGAAGGAATCAACATTCCTTATCGCAACCCATTTACCAACAAGCAAACTATCTATGTACCTGACTTTCTCATCATCTACATAGATAAGAATCAACAGAAGCATGCAGAAGTAATAGAAGTCAAACCCAGCACAGAAACAACCATGGAGAGTGCCCGTAGCACCCGTGACAGAGCCTATGTAGCACTTAATCATGCCAAATGGCAAGCAGCCGCAGCCTGGTGCAAGCACAATGGATTAAAGTTCAGGATAGTCACGGAAAATGAGATTTTTCACCAAGGCAAGAAGCGGTAAATACCTGCATGACTAAAAAACTGGAAGAACTGTTTGACTTGCCTTCTGTGCCCACAGAGCACACTGCCAGAGCCACTATCGAAGAGCACACAGAAACTCTGCGTGAAATTGATCAGGCCTTGGACAAAATTGATTCTGCTCTGCCTACAGTAAGAGATTTAGAAGCAGCAGATAAAGAAATGGACGATCTTGCAGAGCTGGCTCAGGACAAGTTCAACGATCTAATGGATTTGGGCATGAATGTTGAAGCCAGATATGCAGGACAAATATTTCAAACTGCCGGAGTGCTGCTAGGGCACGCCATAACTGCTAAACAGGCTAAATTGGATAAAAAATTACGCATGGTTGATCTGCAACTTAAAAAGCTGCGCATCGACCAAATCAGCAAGAAAGAAGGCACTAACGAAGCTCCTATTGATGGCCAAGGTGTAGTGGTTGATCGCAATACTCTGCTCAAAGAGATCCTTGGACAGAATAAAAAGGCTTGATTTTGCTAAATAGTTGATATAGGGCGCCACCATGAAAGCATTTAAGCAATATCTTGTAGAAAGCAAACGAACCTTTGATTTTCGTATCCGTATTGCTGACCACGAGTTACCTAACGAAACCCTGGATAAAATTGAACGCGGCCTAATGGCGTTTGATCTAGCAGATATTACAAAACCAAAAAATCAACCGGTTGCCTACACTAGAGAATTTCACACTCTAGGTCCTGTGGGTCGTAAACAGTTTGAAGTCAAGCTAAATTATCCAGCAACACCAGAAGGTGTTCGTGCAGTGATTCATAATAACACAGGCATTCCTACCTGTTGCATTGTGGTAAGAAGTGCATTAGAAGATGAAATATTAGGATCAGAATTACATGCTCATCCTGAGGAAAGTTTAGTAGCAGGAGTTGATACCTACAAAGAAGATGACCAAGGTCAGGTACATGTGGGCATGAAGCGTGTACACAGTTTGCTAAAAGAACTGCAAGCCGCAAGACAAGCCAATCAACCGCAACAGGTTAAAAATGTCAATGATGATATTTTGGCCAGTGACCTGCACAAAGAAAAAACACCCAAGACTCTGGCAGACCTGCCACAGAATAATACGAGTCCTGTAAAACCAAATAAGACTCCGCGAGGAAAGTGAACATGAACAAGCACGATAACATTTATAATATTTTGAACAAGCTGTCAGCACTGGAGCCACCTGCTCCTAAACAAGAAAGCATGCTCAAACAGTTGAACGAAAGTTCCTCAGCTAAATCTGCTGCACCTTCTCTGGCAGAAAGACTCACCCAAAGATATCAAGAAGCAAAACAATTGAATGAATACTTTCATTTTGACATGCCCAAAGGCAAGGACCGCGGTCCACGTGACACAGGCACAGATGAACTGGAGCGTCGCAGCAAGCTGGGCAAAGATCCTCTGATCAAGCATGGCGCAGACTACAAAACCAAAGACCAGTATGGCAGTGGTTATAAAATTGCTGGACCAAAAGGTGCATTGCCTGAAAGCGAACAACGCAGTATGAGTCGTGCTGCCAAGGGCAATGAAAAGTATGGCAAGGATGGCATGAAAGAGTTGGCCAAAGCCGGTCGTGACGGTGCCAGCGAGCAAGAGTTAGACAAGATTCGTGCCAAACACAACAAGTATGACGAGAGTGTTGAAGTAGACGAAGACATGCTGGCCAAGAAAGACTACGACGGTGACGGCAAAAAAGAATCTGGCAAGGCCGAATACATGGGCAGTCGTGACAAGGCAATTAAAAAAGCCATGGGCAAGAGCAAAGAAGAAGGCAACGAGTTCAGTGGTGAACTGGCCGGCATGCAGAGTGAAGCAGGCGGTTATGCTCCCAACGACCATCCGCAAAGTAAAGATTATGGCACAGGCGATGATGATGCAGTGCCAGGCAAGAGTTGGATAAAAGATCCCAGCGACCCTGCCAGCAAGGTTCCTGCCTACCAACGCAAGGCCAATGAACCAGGTCGTCGGGCCGCTCAAGATAGTGCAGACGCCTCAAATGAAAAAGTTGGCGCCAAGGTATTCCGTAGTGGTCGGCCAGCACCAATGGAAGAAGCACAGTACGACGAGAATGATGCACACAGTAGCTTACCAGGCATGCGCAAGACCAGTGACAAAGAGCACAGCGAATACGATGCGGCAGCTCATACCATACGCAAGTGGATGCGCAAACGTGGTTGGAACACTAACAAAGAATTCAAATCAGCACTCAAATACATCATGGACAACCTTGATGACAAACATGATGATTCATTGACACACAAAGTCAAAGAAGCTGCTAAGATATGCAAAAAGCATCATGCTACCATGATAGAAGCTGGTTTAGACATGAATCTAATACAAAAGGCTCAAGGTGCCATGCGAGGCGTAAACACTGATCCTGAAAGCGAACGCAACCGTGGAAAGCCATATGGCTATCGCAGTGACGCAGCACAAGACAGTGATGATGATTACGATGAGTGGGGCAATCTAAAGAAAGGTGCTAAAAAGTCAGCATCTGCACCCAGCGACGCTCCAAAGAAAAAAGGTCGTCCCCGTAAAAACTTTGGTCCAGAGCGTGTGACTGCCAAGGCCTACAAACACAAAGGTGAGCGCAAAACAAATGAAGGTCGCGCGATAGATCTTGAGCACTATGTAGAAGATACCATGGCAGAACTAGAAGCCATGTTTATTGTGGAAAAGGCCAAGAGCAAATCACAACAGCGTTTCTTTGGCATGGTACATGCAGCACAAAAAGGCGACGAACCTGCTAGCAAGGAAGTGGAAAAAGCAGCTAAGGGCATGAGCAAGAAAGATGCCAAGGACTTTGCCAAAACCAAGCACAAAGGGTTACCAAACAAAGTCAGCGAAGGAATCAATTATGCAGAGATGATGCGTGAGACAGATCAGACTGTAGAAGAAATGCTGAACGAACTGCACGGCGAGATGGACGAATACAAGCGTACAGGTTACCTTGGCGACAAGCTACGAGATGCACTAGACATTCATCGTCACAGCAAGAAACTCATGGACAACGAAATACCTAATCTAGTAGAAGTGCCGCCAGAATCTGCTGAGGCCGTTAGCGTGATACCAGCAGCACCACCAACAGTGGATACAACACCAATCAAACCAACTATTCCAAATCCCAAAGCTGGGTTAAGAGAACTGGCCAAATTGGCAGGCATTAAACCGATTGAAGAAGAGCCCAACGAGAGCAATGAGTTTATCGGAGCAAGGCGCGATGCTATTCGTGCAGGCAAGGAAACATTCACAGTAGGCGGTAAAACCTACACAGTGACTGGTGACAAGGACGAAAAAGTTAATGAAGGCGGTTGCAACATTACCGCTGAAGGTCAGTACTGCCCAGAACATGGCATGAACGAATGTGGTATGGCGGAAGGCAAAGGCAAGTCCATGGAAGAGTCTGCTAATCTAGACGAATGCGGCGACATGAGTCCAATGGGCAGTATGGATCAGCAGGATGGTATGAGTGTTAACACCAGTATGGATACCAAGACTGGTCGTAAAACAGTTACCGTGACTGCAGATGGCGATGCAGCAGAAGAACTGGCCAAGATTCTAAAAATGGCTGGCATGATTGGTGCTGCACACCAAGAGAAACCCAAGGTGATCAGTATTGACAACAACCTTGAAGAATATGCCAACGAACCAGACGAGCGTTACGCAGGAGTTGATGCAATTACTCGTGCAGGAAACGATCTCAACCGTCCTAAAAAACAGGATCCTGGCACAGCCAACCGTGCCGCAAATCCACTGGACGAAACAGCAGTTCAAGAAGACAAATTGTTCAAGTTATATAAAAGTCTAAAAGACATAGTGTAAACAAAAGGCCCACTAGGGCCTTTTGTGTTTGTTTATCAATGAAAAGATACAGCGTATATAGAATGGTTTTGCATGTTGCTTATAGTTGCAACATGAGTTGTCGCGGCTGTGTAACACTCAGCGATATACCAAGAGATGGAGTTGCAGATTACGATGATCTTGTTCAAGGCATGCAACAATGGAGTAAGATTCTTGACCCAGATTGGATAGTGTTGTTTGGGGGCGAGCCTCTCATGCATCCTAGAATCAAGGACATTGTGCGTGAGGCCAGGCGGTGTTGGCCCCGTGCTAAAATCAGCATACCTACCAATGCATTGTTGTTGAGAAAAATTTTTGACACTGAGTGGGTTCGCGAAGTACAGCCTCTTGAAATAAGAGTGGCACTGCACAAGAATGACGATGAAGGAAGATTTTTCAAAAATCTTATTGCAGAGTTTCTAAATCTTTTTACAGACTGGGTTGTGAACAACAAGTCAGTGATGCAGGGCGGCGGCAATTGGGTCAGTGCAAACATTCCATACAAGTTTGCATACGAAAATCCAATTGGCCTGAATATTGCTGTGAGTCAAAATGAAACTTTTGTGGTGCCTTATGACTTTGATGAAACTGGTAACAAAGTGCCATTTGACAGCGACCCAGACAAGGCATTTGAACATTGTGTGAGCCCTGGTTCTGTGTACATTTACAAAAACTTGCTCTACAAGTGTTTTCCGTACCCAAACTTACAAGATACTCAACCAGACTTTGCACAGCGTTGGCCCAAATACAAACCCTATTCAGCGGCAGATGACTTAACCGAATATTTTGCTAACATAAGACAATCACATGCAATTTGCAGCATGTGTCCACAGTCAGGCAAATTGCAACACAACGATCCAGAGACCGTAAAGATACTGCCCAAAGCCAGCTGGATACAAAAACAAATAAAAATAAATACTTGACATTTCAGGAGTTTTCAATGAACAAATTTTTAGCAACAATTCTACTAGCATTACCTATTGCAGCCTTTGCTGCCAAGCAGCCAAAAGGTGTGACCTACGATGCGCAGATTGTGCGTGTGAACGATGGTGACACTGTGGTGATCTCAGCACCTTTCCTGCCGCAGCCCCTCAAGCCAGAATTGGCTGTGCGCATCTATGGCGTGGATACTCCAGAAAAAGGACATAGAGCTCAGTGTCCAAGTGAAGCACAAAGAGGCGAAGCAGCCAGTGCATTTACTAAAAATGCAGTTGCCAAGTCCTTGAAGCGTCAAGTCACACTTTATGGTTGGGACAAGTTTGGTGGTCGTGTGCTGGGCGACATGATTCTTGATGGACAAAGTCTTCGCTCATTGTTAATTGCCAATGGATACGCAAGAGAGTACTATGGCGAAGCCAAACAAAGCTGGTGTCAATAACATGGGCGAGCAAGAATATCAGCCCAACGGTGACGAAAGCGATCGCACCGTACCCTGGGGTCAACACTAATGAAGCTGGCCAACTTCTTGCTTTTTTGGATGTTGGTAACTTGGTATATCAGTCGCGGCGACCTGATTGGCATAGCACTCTGTGTCACAGGGTTTTTAATCATGCACACAATGATTGAAGAATACTATGAAACAGATTAAGTTTACTTCAAGCAATTTTGTACCAGAAGGCGAAACAGGCAATCTAGATACAGTGCTGGACGAAACCGATCCTATTCACGAATTGAAAGCTCTAGCCGGGGTAAACAATTCAAAACAGCCTAACTGGCAACAGTACGACGGAATGAATATCAGTCGTACTGGCATGGAAAAACGAGAATTAGAGAAAAAACACAACATTCAGCCAGGATCACCCGAGTGGTTCCAACTGTGGTTCAGCCTACCGTACATGACAGGCGAACCTCCAGTCAAGCGGTAGCCCGCCCTTTTTGCTCCATGCCCAGGTACTCGTACCAACTTTTGTGTTCGATGTGTATTGGACGATTTTTCCACTTGCTTACCAATTGATAGTAGTCAGGTTTGAAAGGCATGCGCATGGGTTTCCATAGCTTGGTGCCTTTTTTGTGATTACATGGTTTACAGGCAGTCACAGCGTTTTCCCAAGTGACCTTACCTCCTGCACTGCGTGGAATCACGTGATCAATAGTAAGCGCATCACTGTTGAAAGTGTCTCCACAATACTGGCACTGATAAAGATCACGTAGATACAAGTTGCCTCTACTGAACCGCACTCCACGCTTGTTGTTGAAGTAATTTTTTGTAACAGCAACAGCTGGATAATTTATGGTCAAGCTGGCACTACGAGCAACATATTGCTCGTATTCTTCAAGCACAGTAATTCTATCCAAAAACATCAATTTGATAGCATGTTGCCAATTGATAATGCTCAATGGCAGTATAGAAATAGGCTCATAGTTTGAGTTGAGAAGCAGGCAGTTCATGTTAAATACTTATATGAGTAAATCACTTGAAGGTGTCATTGTAAAAAAAGCTCACCAAACGGAGAGCTTTACAGAACATCAGATCCATGAAATTGCCAAGTGTGCCGATCCTATTACCGGCCCACAGTTTTTTATGGACAATTACCTATACATCCAGCATCCTACCAAAGGCAGTATTCAATACCATCCTTGGGATTACCAAAAAAGACTGATAGATACATATAATAATTATAGATTCTCTATCAGCATGATGCCAAGACAAACGGGCAAATCAACAAGTGCTGCTGGTTATTTATTATGGTACGCAATGTTTGTCCCCGACAGCACCATATTGGTAGCAGCGCACAAGTATCTTGGTGCTCAAGAGATCATGCAGAGGATACGGTATGCATATGAACACTGCCCAGACTTCATAAGAGCAGGTGTGGTTAGCTATAACAAGGGCTCTATTGATTTTGACAACGGCAGTAGAATAGTTGCTCAGACCACAACAGAAAACACTGGTCGTGGTATGAGTATTTCACTGCTCTACTGCGACGAGTTTGCATTTGTGCGATCCACTATTGCCACAGAATTTTGGACTTCAATCAGTCCAACCTTGGCCACTGGTGGTAAGTGTATAATAACTAGTACACCAAACAGCGATGAAGATCAGTTTGCTCTGTTGTGGAAAGGCGCAAACAAAACCATTGATGAGTTTGGCAATCAAACTGCTCTTGGCATCAATGGATTCAAAGCATATCGCAGCAAATGGCAAGAACATCCTGAGCGCGATGATATTTGGGCAGCAGAACAACGAGCTCAGTTAGGCGAAGAACGCTTCCGCAGAGAAATGGAATGTGAGTTTATCATTCATGATGAAACACTGATAAACCCTGTAAGGCTGTTAGAAATGGACGGCATTGAGCCAATGGAACGGCAGGGACAGGTGCGTTGGTACAAAAAACCATC